TCGCTTTCATAGCCAGAGGCGCGGCCGCCGGTGATATTGCGTATCGATGCCCCGAAGTCTTTCAGCATATTGATCCCGGTAACGGTCTCACCAGCGATGATGCGCAGGTATTTGGTGATTTCATAGCCGTCGACGGTATTCGTGGTAGTAAAAATCATAACTTCAGGTTACATCGCAATGAGCCCGCGAATGCCTTCAAAGAGGATAATCACGCCGAGGAGCAGAAAGACGATGCCACTGACGATGTCCACCCACGCCGAGTTCTTGGCCATCCACTTCGATACCGCGCGCGTGCTCAAACCGACGCCGACGAAGAGCACCAAGCTTTCCAGTATCAGCACCGCGGCGACGACGACGTTTCCGCCCACGCCCATGCCTGGGTCGATGAAATTGGCAAAGATGGCGCCAAAGAAGATGACCACCTTGGGATTGGAAAGATCGCAGACCAACCCCATGCGGTAGGCGGTCTTCGCCTTGATGATGCCGTCCGGGGTAAACCCGCGCGGCTGCGGTGCCTGCTTCTCCGTGCCTACGACGGTGGCGGGGGCGCGCCGCCCCCGCCGGCCGGGGGGAAACCGGGTCCCGGGCCGCAGCCGATGGCCGCGCCACAGGCTCCGGCTGCCCCTCACTATTAGCAGACCTGTAATGATCCAACATGTCCAGCACAGCCCACTCGCACCACTCAAACGGGCGCTGCCAACCATTCAGGTGGGCCGCCAACTGGCTAGACGTATCGGTACACAACACGCCAGCCAGCCGGACAGCCTCACCCCAACACATCTGCGGGCCACCAACACTATAAACAGAAACACCAAACTTGGTGCGGAAATCGTATTCGATGGCCCCACGATAATCATCAATCAGGCCGTGGAGCCAAACTATTCCCCCAGCGAGGCACCCTTACCTTCAGGCTTATATTCCATCCACTCACGGAAAATCTCGGCCACACGAACCATAGGAAGCCCCTCCAAGGCCTCCACAGCATCCTCTGGGGCGGCAGCCTCCAACATGGAAAACATCACCTCAACCTGGGCGAAATCAGCAGACTCCCCAGACTGGGCAATCCTGGCGGCACGGCGAAACACGCGGGCAGGAACAGCCTGCGCTGTTTCCTCCGCATCCGCCAACACCCAACTACGGTCACCAATCTTCAACGTGTAACCTGTGTCACTCATCTATCAACAATCCCTCAAACTATGTGTATCAGTTATTAGACGGCGGATTAGGATCCGGCTCAGGCTTCGGAGGCTTAGGGGCCGGAGGAGGAGTCGGGGGAGTATCAGCTTTTAAAGCCGTCATCCACCCCCGACCAGACACCGCATCACCCTTATGGTTAATCTGGGCAGGATACGCCTTCAACGTCACACCATACCCGTACACTTCGCCATTCTTACCCTTAATCTCGTCACGATCAATCAACTCAACCTCAGGGAAATAGTAGCGAATAACCTGATCGCCATCAACAATATCCATCAGTAAAGCGTGCACGCCAGTGGTGGCACCCGGAGAAATATCGAACGAACCCGAATCGGCTCCGGCAGTAACCTTCGACTGCCAAAACAGTTCGATAACCTCCTTCTTAGACTCGATCAGCTGGAAAGAAATCTCGATAGAAGACTCCGTAGCCACAGTGCGAACAACATCCGCATTCTGCCAAGCCTTCAAATCATCCGTTTTACGCTCAGGCTTAATCTTAAACCCGTCATCCGACAGATACCCTAAAGCTGTAAGCCCGGAAGGAACCGGCTCCACACCCTTAATAGTATCACCGGCATGAGCTTTACCAATATAAACGTCGCCAGTAACCGCGGAACGAACATTAGACGCTTTACGTGTTTCAGCCATCATAACCCCCAAAAAACAATCAAACTACAAAACAATCAAACTAAAAAACAACGATACGCTTACTCGGATTCGACAGGCCTGCATATCAGCTCAAAAAGCGAATACACATCAAAACGTGCACCATCAACCAGCAAATCAGGGCCAGTAGACCGTTTACAGTACACCACAGGGTCACCGTCCACACCATCAGCCAGCACAGCCTCAACCCGCCTGGCTAGCGACATAGCACGATCCGGCATATCAGAAAACACGTTCACCCGCAAAAAAACACGCTCACGCACATGCAACTGCGGGCCACCATCAAGAGCCAACCAAATAAGGTCACCCTCAAACTGGTCAGGCACCGTCCCAGTACACGGTATATCGGACAGCCAGCCATCATCCTTGAGCACACGTTTAGCCCACACACGCGGATCACCGTAAACGATCACGACGCAGCCCCAATCGACCGGGCCAGCGTGCCATGCTTCGCCTCAATACGCTTCCCACCCTTATATGTGGTGCCTATACGGGCCACAGCCTCAACACGGTGAACCTGCACCTCCGACGACAACCCTGCACGATACTGGGCCCTATCAAAAGCATTACCGCCCACATTCGCCGAGGCTGCACGCCTCACACGCTCGCCACGCTCAGCCAACATGCCCTGCACCCCAGAAGACTTCAACACCTCACGAATACCCGGCAAGTTCAGCTTCACATTCACATCCTGAGCCACAATCTATCAGCCCTTCTTACGCTTCACATTGATCTGCGTACCAGCATCCCAACCGGACATTGGGTGATGCCACACGATAGGAGACCCGTCAGCCTCCCACACAACACCCCGAATACGCCACCGGCAACGATAACCGGCACCCACAACAGGCTGCTTGAAAAGCATCGACCAATGCTCATAATCCGAGTCACGGCCGGCAGCCTCATCCTCCTGTGACACAGAAGCATAAACGGCCACATGATGAAACACAGTCTCGACAGGCTTAGACCAGTCTTCCACCTTGTCGCCAAGATCATCGACACGAACAGTCGGTTGAAGCATCACAACCGTTTCACCGTAAGGAAAACTGGTCATATCATATCTCCCACAAAGGGCCAGCGTAGCCGTTAATATTCGACCCGCAAGAGCAACCCTCACCCCACACCGTGGAACACACCTCAGAATGCACATATCGACCATTGATAGTGGGTGTGATAGTGAACGCTTTACCAGCCCCACCATCACCCTCACACAACTTCTTCAACGCAGCAATCTCAGAAGGCCACAACAAATTCGTGGGAGTATTAGACCGTGTAGTCTGAGCAAACGGGCCCGCAGACTCATACTGCACCTGACCCGAAACCCCGGTATCATTCCAGCGCAACAGGGCCCTACGCAGAATAGCCTTAGCTGCATCCCTATATTTGAAATCCGGTTTAGCGATACAGGGGGCGACACTGACAGCCACAGCCTCCACATCGGCAATCATCGCCTCAAGCTTCTCTCTAGGAATATCAGCGAAAGGCTCAATATCCTCAGGCTTCAAAATGATACCCATCAACACCACCCCCTGCACATAGTACACATTCGCTTATCTTATATCAGTTACCAGCCGGATGATTAGGATCAGGCTTCGGGGCAGCCTTCTCCTTCACAACAGCAAACGAATCAAGCGACTCGATAGCCACATACAGCACAGCCTCGGCACGAACCATAACCTCGTTATGGCCCTTCAGGTCACGGCCAGTCTGATCCGGATCACCATACTCGATGATCTCGATCGGGAAGTTACGCTGGAAACCCCAATGGACCGCAGAGAAATCACCCGCAATAGCCAAAACACCCGAGCCGCCATTAGCAATCTCCGGGGCGCCGGAAACAGTAGACGAGGCACCGACTTGCAGTCCACGCCAGCTATCAAGCCCGGAAAGGCCAGAATTCGGGTACATGGGCTGCCCAGCAAGCGGCGAACCCTTCGGATACACCTCAGTAGACACGGCAAACGAAAACGCCGGATCCAAGGCAACCCCGTTAGGAACCTGCAAACCTGCAGCCGCAATCAGCCCTACCGCTTTAATCAGATCAGCCGTAGCGCTATCGGTTGCATCAACCGTATTCTTCGTCTTATCCAGCGCAGTCTTAACCTGTGTAGCAGGCGACCCAGTGGCGGGATCAACACCATGGAAAGCGATCAGGTCAACGGCGCGACCAATAGAAGCACCAAGAGCCGGAGAAATAAGATCCTGAAGAACACCAATACGGTAATCATTATCGGCCCACAGGAACTCATCCGAGACACGCTGCTGAGTCACAACCTTGATAGGCTGGGCCGTAAACCCAGAAATACTAACGCCGGCAGAAGGCTTCTTTTCATCCTCGCCCACAATCTTCGCACGGGGAACACCCGAGAAGGTTACCCCTTTAACCGGACCGAAAATGGTCGGCTGCTCCGGCGAAAGCTTCGCCAAAACACCCGCATCGATAGCACGATCCTTCACAATGCTCACAAAAGAGCCAGGAAGATCAATCTTTCCTGTATTAATTACATTGTCAGCCATTTAAATTCATCTCCTCGAATTCGTTACTAAAGCATCAGCAAAAGAAATGTTTTCTTGATGCTTTGCATCATTGACAGGGGTGCACCCTGCAAGACGACGAACACCATGCTCGCCGCGATCAATCAAAGCCTTCAAAGCCTTAGCAGACTCACCAATGGAATCCTCATCGCCACCCTGAAGGAAACCGATAGCCTCATCATCCAAACCATACTCGGATGCGATCTTGCGACGCAGATTCTCTACCGTGAGAGCATTGAAACGCTCCTCCAACTCACTGTTACGCTGCCGCAACTCGTCGATAGCCGACTGCGACTCGCCACCCGTTTCACGCAACTGCCTCAACTCTGCATAGTTGCTTTTAGCACGAGCCTCCCATTTACGGGCCTCAGCTTTCCAATCCGTGCCAGAAGAAGACTCCTCCTTCGAGGACTCCTTTGGTGGCTCCTCTTTCGAAGCCCCCTGCCCTTGTGACTCTTCTTTCACGGTAGCCTCTTCGACAACAGCCTCAACCTTTCCGGCCTCCTCGCTGCTGTTACCTATTTCACTTTGATCAACCATCTTGTTCTTTCTCCTTGCGGATAAACAACATTGACACTTTTTGTGGAGCACCCCTTGCGGAGACAACCACAAAACCAACAACCCATGTGACTGCTGGAAAAACCATGTTTAGCGCATGTCAGAAATGTCACGCATCATCGCCAAAACGTTCACAGGCGACTCAGACAGACCCTTCTCCGCGCACCGTTCACGAGCCTTCTGATATATGTCCATGTACCGCTGGTCAGCCTTGGTGCGCCCCCACGGACCCACAACCTCAACCACCGTGCACCCGCAATGATCATGATATCGGGCACCAACAGGCCGCTTGCCTTTACGACGATGC